GTTAGAACATCCAAATCGTGAGAACCTTCACCCTTTGAGCGACGCTCCGAACGCTCACGCTCAAGCTCAGCCATACGTTCTTCTAGTGGCCTGAACAAAGAATCCATAGCTTCCATGTTTTCAGACTGACTTAGCTTATTATCAAATGATGTCTTGATTGCCTGAGCCAACTTATCACCAGCAGTTTCAGCATGTTCTAACGAAGCCCTAGATACAGCAGTGAATGGGTCCATGATATTTTCTGAGAATCCCTTGTCGGTCATAACCTTCTTGGCATCCTCAATAGCTTGACGAGCTGCGGCCTGAGCCTGTTCCATCATACCCTTAGGGTCGAACTGTGCTTCATACTTAAGGACTAAAGCTTCAGCTTTATCTGCCTCTACCCCGGCGGCGCGTAGCGCCAATCGGACTGCCTCCTTGGCCTGTTCAGCATTTCCGCCAATATCTAGAGTCTTCAATCCTACATTTTGCATAGCGATTTCAAACTTCTCAGTTTCGCCGGTGGCTTCCTTGATTCTGTCAATAACGATTGGAACCTCAGCGCGCATAGAATTTACTCGGTCTTGAACATCAGATGCTTTTTTAGAAGTTGCATCTAGTGCACCTTCTTCTTTAGGAGTAAATCCTAGAATCTTACCCAATCCTTCTGATGAACCGGCCATATTCTCAACAGATTTACGGGCCTTATCAGCATGTGTTGAGATAACCTTCCAAGCAATAGCTCCGGCCGCGACTGCAGCCATAACAATTCCAACTGGACCAATCATTCCAATAATACCGGAACCAGCTAGACGAGTTGCCATTCCAAGCTTGCCCATTGACCCAGAAGCGCCACCAACAGATTTAGCGAATCCTCCAGCAGACCCTTTGACCTTCTCCATACCGCCTGCCCAACGACCAGAGATATTGTCTCCAATACCCTTCCAATTGACGCCACGGAGAGCCATTGCACCCTCAACCAATGCAGGTGCAACAAGTGCTGCCAACATTGCCATGTTCGCTACATTATCAACAGTTTCATTAGACGAAGCCGAGGAAGCAATCATGCCACCGGCCAGAACAGTACCAGAAAGAGCTGCATCTTTCATAAATCTGGACTGTTTTTCACTACCGGCTGCGGCGCGCTCGGATTCATCAGCGTTCTTAGCTTGTGATGCTGCTAGATTTCCAGGAATCCACAATCCAGAAGCAGTATTATTTCCTGTTTGACCTGGCCTTGCTCCACCTCCAGCCGAACCTGGTGCAATATTTGGCATTAATGCAGATTTACTAGCTACCGCTTGAGCCTGTGCATACTTCTGCATTTCAAGTGTTAGGTTCTGTAATGCACGAGTCTCAGAGATGAACCCAGCCTCGGCCAGACCAGCAGCTATTTGCGCAGCCTTTTGTTCCTTAGTAATTAGATTAAATTTAGTTGCTACACCAGTAACAGCAACACCAACTTTGATAAGGTTACCGGCAAAGTTGGCGAACAAACCAAGAAGCATGGTCAATGGACCAAATGCAGCGAAGAAAATAGCTACACCAGCGGCACCCTTTTTAACAGGGTCCGGTAGACTATTGAATAGTTTAATAATTTTCTGTACAATACTCATAACATCGGCACCCATAGCTAGGAATGGTTCGCCCATGTCTGCCAATTCTACTTTAATAGATTCAAGTGCTCTCTTGAATTGTCCAGATGCTGAATTTGCCTGACGCTCAAGCTCTTGTGCAGCTAGGGCAGCATTCTCTGATGCTGAATTGCTCATAAGGTCATAAGCCTTGCGTGCTTGTGAGCCAGATGCTTCTGCTGCTGGACCCATACCAAAGATTGTATCGGTTACACCCATCAATGCAGCGTTCATTCTGTTGTACTGATATGTACCGAATAGTTTTGCGATACCGCGTTGCTTGGTTAGGTCGTCAAGACCTTCAGTTGACTTAGCTAGTAATTGTAGGAACTTAAATAGGTTACCGCCGGATTTGTCTGACATTTCATTGATGTCAATACCAAGCTGACCAAAGTATTTAGATGCATCCTTGACAGGGCTAAGAATTCTGGTTGTTGCAGATTTAAGAGCGTTCGCTCCTTCGGCTGCGTCGACGCCACGTTCCTTCATTGCAACCAGCATGACAGTCATTTCTTTGGCAGATACACCAAGACTTGCCATTGCGGCTGCTGCTCGTGGAGTTGCCTCTGCGATATCCTGAATGGATAGAGAGGTTGCGTTTTCTACCGCGTTCATATAGTTGAATGTCTCGGTCAGCTCTTTACCGCTCATCTTGAATGCGTTCTGCAATGCAATTGTAGTTGAAATAGCATCACCATAGTCTAGTTCACCCAGGGTAGCGATACGTACTGTTTCTAGTGTTGATTCTCTTAGTTCAGAACCGCGCTTTCCGGTAGCAGCCAATTCAGCCTCTACCTTTAAGGTGTCACTAATTGATGCACCATACTGCTCAGCGGCAGTCTTGGCCATAGTAAGAGAATCAGAGCGTAGTTGAGCTAGTTCTCGCTCTTTACCCATTTGGGTGGTTGCATAAGTATCATAAACTTTAGCAACACGTGTTAGTTGCTGGTCTGCCTGATATGCTAATACGCCCATACCGGCGGCGGCTGCTAGTACTGGAATGGTGAAACCAACCATCAACTGGCGGCCAGCCCACTGGGTATTCTTACCCCAGTTGACCATTTCTGTTGAAGCGGAACGGGCTTGTTCTCTGAACCAGCCTAGCCTGTTACTCGCTGTATCTACTTGCTTACTTATTTCGGTTGGAAATGAAAAGTCAATAACTTGCTTTCCACGAGAATCCATGAATGTCCTGGCAACCATTTGCTGTATTGCCAATTGCTCCTTATAAGCAGCACGAGAAAGCTTCTGTTGCTTGATGATATCCATCAAACCAAGCTTCTGCTTCTGTAACAAATCGGTGTAATTCGAAGTAGCAGAATTAACCTTGAGTTGTTCTACATGGAACATTCCAGTAGAAGACAAAGCCTGACGATACATCTGGCTAGAGCGCTGTAGCTCTCTGTTTACCTTGGCATAGCCTGTAGGGTCAACCGTACCTGCCTGGTTGACCTGGGCTGCCATTGCTGCGTTAACGCGAGCAATCTGTGCCTCTAGTTTTTGGAAGTCACCTCGTACCTGTGATAGGTTCGAACTACCAAAAATGCGTATATTCAAGTTGGTCATACTGTTATCTTCTCAGGCTTCATAATATATACTGCAAGAGCAAGTGATATATTATAGACTCTTAAAATTCTTTTGTGAATGCCAGTTTTGTAATGCACTCTTTTGCAATCACGACAATTACGAGATACGCCATCGACCTGCCTAGCATCGCGGGTAAAACCTATCGTAGCTTTAGTAAGCTTACGCCTGTAACATTTTTTATTCGTCATTTATTCTTCAATTTCGAAGTCAAGACCAAATTCGTCCATCTCGACTTCCTCTTTACTTTTTCCTTGCAGTTTTCCTTGCACCCTAGCAATAGACCTTTGAAACTTCTCTTTAGCATTATCTTCAGATTCCTTATCCAAGTCAATTCCTTTCAAGGATGCCAAAAATTTGTGATTTCTTGACTCTCGGTCTCTTTGTGCAGAGACTATTGCTTCTAATTCGTGGATGTTTAGAAAACTCTCTAGCTCTTCTACGTTTTTCCAAGTACCGACCAATAATGCTTCGGTTACAAGGCTAGCCAGGTCTAACTCGTTCCATCCGCCGCTGGATTTGCCATCGAGTCCAGAGCTTCCAGTAGTTTTGGGTCATTTAGTTTAAGCCCACCACAAATCTCAAGGACTTTGAAAATAGTATCCATATCTAATACACCTTCAAGGTAGGTACGATATTGTTCTGATAGGGGGTCATCTTCTGTACCCCTCGTTGTCTCAAACTTGTTTGTTGTCTTAAAATGATTTTCCAATGCGATACCTGCACAGGTAACGAAAATTACGAAGCTATCTGTCTCGGTGTCGATATCTCCCATTTTTTCCCACGCAGCCATGAAGCGACGTAGTTGTCCGATTGGAAGCGGTCTTAAAGATACTTCAGTATCGTCTTGTAGAATAATATCTACAATATCATAAACTCGTGTAGCCATTAATATTCCTTTCACTCATTGTAATTTGATTATATCCGACGTTTCATTTTAACGCAATAAATGACAAGCCCCCGGGGTTACCGGGGGCTGCCAAAGTCAATTTTTGCCTATCAGACGTTCAAACGGTCACGAATAGAACCATACCTTGAGGTAGAGTCGTCTGGAAGCGCACGGAATGAAACCGGTACAACTGTTGGGTCGTTACGGCTCATTGAATGAGCGCTTGACTCAACTGACAGAACGCGGAATGCGTGGTATACACGCTCACCGTAGTTGTTGTCTGCTGCGTGCTCTGGTGAGTTTCCGATTGCAATAAGTCCGCGCTCAACTGGCGCAGCACCTAGAGAACCAGCTTCCATTGCAGCTTCACGCTCAAATGGACCAACGGATGATACTGTTGCGTCCAACTGACCCCAAGCAATTAGCAAGTTGTCAAGAGTAGCCTCTGCAAAGGTAGTTCTTAGTGATACGGTCATACCCTGCTTAAAAATCTTTGCAGCGTCAAGCAATTGGTCAACCTGTACATCAGCGTAATCTGGCTCGTAAGAAACCTCAAGACCCTCTTGAGTGTAACCAACATTCTTCCAGTTAGTTACTAATGTACCAACACCAGTGCTGGTAGAACCATCTGCTGTTGCTAAAGTTGTACGATACTTTGTACCGCCGACTAGCGCTGGCTTCGTGGTTCCTGATGGGCCTAGGTATACGTCAGCAGCGCCGACTAGAATCTGCTTCTTGTTTCCCATGTTATATATTCACCTCCATTTTTAAGTGGTGGCACTTCCTCATTAATATAATATCTCACTTAAGGTTATAAAGCCAAATTACGGTGCTGTGTTTACTGTATATGTAGATATATAATTATATCTTATTGTAAGTGTACCGGCCTGTCTTCCGCCCTCTTGGTCGGCTGGGCTTGCGCCCTCGCCGAAAGCAATAGCAACAGAACCAAACCTCATCCCTCTGAATGCAGTCAATTGAGCAGGTTTTGATGACCATGTGTTGATGTCACGAGCGGTTTCATCTTTTCTTCCCAAAGTTTCGGTTAGAACCGTTTGAATCTGATTGATATCTGTTACAGTAGATGAATAGATTGCATATACCAAAGTACCACTTCGAATGGCCAAGTTGTCGCTAGTTGGGTCTTCAGCAAAACCATAAACCAAGAAAGGCTTATTGTACTGAGTGAATTCTGGTTCTTGAGATGCAGGAATAATAGGACGGAGACCACCGTAGTTTGATTCAATCATAGTGGTGTTAGCTTTTAACACTGCCCAAACATATCCATTCAACACATGCGGTGCCATAATTTTGGTATCCATCAGATTCTCCCTATATTGTCTCTAGCTGCGTCAGTGTACATTTCACGCTCTGCCAATTTCCTGGCCTTTTCAACGTTCATGCTGAATGACTTTGCTGTCATTCTGATTGGTCTTTGCCCAATTCTACGACCAATTGAATCTACTAATGTGTCTAATTTTCTATCAATCTTACGTTGTGTGTAATCACCAACAATGTGGTCACCTTCTGTTGACCACCAAGCAATCCAAAACTTAGAAAAGTTCCCGGCAACGGTCTTTCCTGGTACAGTGTTGATTGGACCTTTAGTAAATATATAATTCCTTCCGTGTGCGCGAGCGCTAGGGTCCTTCGCTGATTCGTTGCCAAATGGCACAAACAACATATTGTCTCCACGTGGTCGAATAGTCACGGTCAGTCCGGCTTCCATGATGGCTGCTTTTCCAGTAAACACATATGGACCCCCAGTTAATCTGTTTAAAACTGTGCGTGGTACCCCGGTGCGGACAACAGTGGGCTTTGGAATCGGAACAACGCTAGGTTGAAAATTAAACGACGCTTGTAAGTCTCCGTTCATTCCAGTTAGATGGTGACGCCATAGCTTAGCCTCCTGAGAGTCTGGGTTCATACGTCTTGTGGTACGGCCTCTATTAATACCGGCCGTTCCCCATTCGAACATATGATTGATTGTTCCAGTTGCTAACGCATAGGCCGAAGCATCTTGGTCAAATCGGTCGGCTGCTCTTCCGTGAGCATGTCGTAACACAGCGTCAATATAGTCTCTATCTTCAAGAACCTTTGCTGCGCCTTGGATAGTTCCAATAACTCCGGCAAGTTCATTCATATTTACTTTATATTTAATCATTTGGAATATCAGCTCTATTCAATATTGCAAAATTCTCAACATGCCTACCAAATGGGTCAAATAGAGGAATAACACCATCCACTTCAAAAATGGTTGGTTTGAACACCCCGGCAATTGGACCAAGCTCTTCTTCAATCCAGAAAATCTGACCGGTTTTGCCATGGCGAATATTTGTAATTCTATCTCTCTTGGATAGAATCTTGCTGGCAGGAAACCATAGCCTAACGGAGTCAATATTCTCGTAGATTTCGCCCCAAGCCTCTGTCGTGCCAGATGATTGGACCCCACCACTAACAACACCACGAGCTAAACATGACATTGAAAATGCTTGCGTACCGGCCGTGCCGGTATCGGAATCAATGGGAATCCATCTACGAATGATTTCTCCTGTCAACGGGTCCTGTTCAGATTTCCATGAACCTTCGACAGTTGGCGTAAATCCTGTAGCGGTCTGACGCAAAATGTCTGCCTTCATAGTAAAGCGTACCGACGTAATGCAAACAACCATTTTAGATTAGCTCCTCAATATCAGCATGTGTAATTTCTACTGGCCTGTAATCGGCAGCGGAACGATTACCTTTTGATGTATTATGAAAAATGCATAACAATTGAAAATTATCATAGCTATGCATTCCGCCGACAGACAGCGGAATAATATGGTCCAAATGAATATTTTTAATTGCCTCACAGTCAGGATGCATACACATTTCTCCATAATAAGAGTACAATACCAAGTATGCGTATTTTACTCTAGGGTCTTCGATAACCGCCCCTCGCTCAATAGCTCTTCGAGCAGCCTTCAAACTTTTAATCTTAGTTCTACCATGCTCTGAATTTCTGTAAGCACGACGAGTCTTTAAACGCTTTTCAACATTGTCTGGATTTGCATACCATTCAGCGTATCTATTCTTTTGACGTTCAGCAGTGTTACGATAATATCGTTTTGTGCAGTCTCGACACCAAGGTTGACGACCATCTTTTGCACGTCCCAATTTATTGAAATTGTTTATAGATTTGCTTTCCTTACATTTAATACACTGCTTCATATTAAATAACAGCCCAGCCTCGCTTCAAGACATAATCATCAAGTAATTGGTCCGCCCTAACATTTCCAGTTTTGACATAAGCACCATTGTGGAACTGAAAATGCCAATCGGCAGACTTGATTGACTTCAGATATCGGTCCCTGTATGCCTGCTCTAGGCAAGCGTAATCATTGACGAGTAGTTTGGCTGCTTCTTTTATTGGCATCGGAATTGCTTGGTATCCCCAACCACCGACAATAATGAACGGATAGTCATCTTTCCATGTAGAAGATTTATTACCCCATGAAATAGATGAACCACGAGACTTCAACATACCGCCCGCGTAACCACCATCTGATGTGCGATAAGTTCCTTCAGTCCATGGACCTGGGTCATCCTCAGCACCAGCGAAATACAATTCATCAGGCTGGGGGTCAACACTTGTCGTTTCAGACCAGCGCTTTTTCAAATACCAACCATCAGCGATAATAATCGCTGCTCGTGGGTCAAGGTTGGAATACAAAGTTTTGTAAGTATCTAATCTAAATAGTCTTTCGGGCAAAGCCAGAGCAGTAGCACCTTCGCCTCGAATAGTCAATGTCTTCGTTCTGTTACCAAACACTTGACCAGTGAACGCTTGAATTACAAATCGTACCGCCGCCTCTAGGTCAACAATTTCCACATCAGTGGCCTCGGGAGCAATCGATAGAATCTCTCTTTTCGTAAGCAATGGAGTAATGACATCATAGGAATCAGTCTTGATTTGTGACCCCGCTACTGGCGCACTGAATGTCCAAACAACATCAACCGTGCATTCATTTAGAATATAGGGAAGTGTAGACTCCCAACGGTCATCAGTCAGGTTGGCTGTAGCTGTTAACGCACCCTGATTTACACCATCCTTCTTCCAGGTGGCGGTGGTGGTCCATGATGCAGGAACATCAAGATAAACCTTGTTTACGCTTTCTTTCCATAGTTCCATAGTGTGATTATAACATAGCTGATTTATTAAGACCAACTACTTCCTGTCCTCCTTTTGACAGTAGGATTGACCCATTCTCCATCAACATAAACCTTCAAAATGCCTGTATGCCAATCTCCTGAATGGTAGGCTTTGATTATTGTTTCTAGTGTATTTAGTGTACCGTCGTCATCTACCGATAATGAGATATCATCAGACACCAAAATAACAACAAACTTGATAACCTCAGCCTCATCAGACATCGTCAAACCAATTGATTCAGCACCAGGGATTTCTTTCTGCAATACTGCAGAATCGCTTACAGCGATAGATGTTTGGTCAATTAAAACCGATGACAATGCACTCTGAGAAAAATCAGATTCGGATAGTCCAGAGGAGTCTGTTCTGTTTAGTGACAATTGATGTACTGATACATCTAGCGCTGCCAGTTGTGCACTATCTGATGTAGTCTTTGTAATCGTACCAGAAATTACAATCTCAGCAGATTCGGTCACCGCCAACGATGCAGAGTCTGTTCCTGGGAAATCAGATTGTTTATTGCCTGTTTCCGATACAGCTAGAGACATTGAATCAGTTACAGCAATCTGTTTAAAAACTGTAGATGATTCTGTAACTGCAAGACCAATAGATTCTGTACCGTCGATTGTCTTCGCAATCTCTGAACTGTCTGATACCGCCAAAAACGCGGTATCGGTAACATCAATGTATTTAACCAACGATGCTGATTCACTGACCGCTAAACCAATTGATTCAGCACCTGGGAAACTCTTCTGGATGGCTGATGTCTCAGATACACTCAATGAAGAAGTATCTATTACAGAAACAGTTACACCCAGAGCATTTGTTTCTGTGGTGGCCAGAGATATAGAATCAGATGCAGACTTAGTTTCTAGTTGCTCAAGAGAAACACTTTCAGACACAGCCAAGGACATTGAGTCTGTAGTACCGGAACTAATAGCAATAGCAGACACGTCGACAACTACTAATGAGCCGGTGTCGGTTACCGCACTAGATTTTGCAATAGATGACGTTTCACTGACGGATATAGAAACAGTATCGGTTACAGAATTAAATGTTGTTATCGCTATTGTTTCTGAAGCTGCAATTGATACCGCATCTGAGCCACCGATTGGTTCTTCATCTTCAGATTCTATCAATGATTTGACTACTAAATGAATTACAGCCATCTGTGTTGATGTTGCAAAAACACCACCACTAGCATTCGGAGAGCCTCCGGCTTCTGGGCGGTAGCTAACATGGATATAGTTTCTATCTTCTATTTCGGTGAATCCTGTAGGTGGAGTAGTGACCAGACCAGCATCAAAGTTAGTCAGCCCATGAATTAACATGGATGCTCCAGCAACATCTACAGCGGCTGGTGGTATTGCAGTACCAGAGCCCACAGTGTTGATACCAAAATCAGTAATAGGTTCACTAGCGATATCTGCACCAGACAGAAGAACACAAACAGATTGGGCCCAAATTTGTGTACCCCAGCTTATTGAATAGTTTCCTGTATCAGCACCAGTCAATATCTTTCTGGCAGCATAAAGCTTCATTGTTCCTACCGTCGCGGATGTGATTAAACTAAATCCAGATGGCCAAACAACAGTTGGGGTGGACCCAGAATCTAGTTTCAAGATTATAATAGCCACATCATCTGCAGCCGCGCCGGTAGGAACTGCAACTGTTTGTGTTGAAACAAATGCATCATCTGTGCCTGAGATTGTTGAAGCTTTAATAGCAATCAAGGGCGTGACCTTATCCAAAACTGGTGTATCTTCAGCCGCAGCAATTGAACCACCATCTGAACCAGATTTAACGTTCGCTTCAGAAAGTACAACTATTAAAGTTACACCAGTAGACCCAGTGGAAGCAGATAGTGTTGCTGTGGCCACTGGTGCAGCAGAAGACGTTCCTGAAGACGCTGGTCTATCCCAAAGGCATCCAGATTGGTCATTTCCCTGAGTAGTTCTAGGTTCAGAACGCTCATTCATCGTACCAAACGTAATACCTGTTGCGGTGATAGACTGTGAAGCCCATGTTGGAGTATCACTGCTGCAACCAGCAAAAGCAAGGACCATATCTCCGGCACTAATTCCTGGGTCAGATGCGGCAGTTACAGACCAAGCGGTACCTGATGCGGTGTCTGCACCACCACTCGCAGCGATGCGCCAAGCGCCAGTGGCATTTGTATATCTGAATGCCTGTGTCATCGCTGAATTACCGCTCGGAAGGGAAATTGTAGGCATGGTGGACCAAGATACATCCTTAACTCGACTGAATACTGTTAGTCTCACCGGACCGGCGTCTGTACCCGGAGAACCTCCACCACCAGCAATAGTTGCGACTAATCCCCAATCCGTAGGAGTGGTTGGGGTTTGTGAATCAGTTTTATTCCACACACCAATAAGACACAAGTCACCAGTAGCCAATGATGCTGGCAATGCTGGTGTAACAGAAGTTGTTCCTGTAATACTGGCAACTGCGGCTGAGGGCGTTGTTCCCTGTGTACCGAATGCAATAGCCATTACTTCTTCACCGTCGCTATGTAATGCCCGGTCGTTGCTCTAGTCACACTAGTCCAGGCGGTGCGCAACGCATCATTAACACCCTCAACTTGATGGTCTGGAACTTGAAGAGAAACCGTCAAGGCTGCTGTACCTGATGTATTAACACCGGAAGGAAATGCGGTGGTGACGCCTGTGGCACTATATGACAACAAGGCGTTGTTGATAGCACTCAGCGCTGAATTTCTATTAGCTGCTGTGCTGTATGTGATGGTTCCATATACTAAATACATAATAATACCGCCACATAGAAACGAGACCTTATGGGTTTTGCTTCTATGTGGCGGTTAGCTGTGCTCCTACCTCAAATTAAGATTATTTAATTATATTGTTGTCAATCTACGACTACGCGGTCGTAAATGTAAGAGTTGCTGTGAACTGCCAAGTCTGCGAAGAAGTCTTTGTTCCCAAAGACTCGACCTTACGACTCAACATAGTTCCAGAAGATGAAGCATTAAAGATTGCCCATTCATTCCAAGCATAATTAGCATCGCCAGTAGCAAACGTAGACCTGAAAGCAATTACGTTTGAAGCCCCTGACGGATATGTTGCATCCATTGCTTTGCGAAGCTTGTTGGTTGAAGCCTGTAGGTCAGTGTGCGCTGCGGAGAAGGCCGTTGATGAATCACCAACGCCGATATATGCGTTCGCGTTACTAAAAGCTGTTACGCCTGCCCCAATACCGGCCTGTACCAAATGATTTCTTCCTGCATCGGTTAGTGCCATTATTCTACCTCCTTTATCGTTTCACTGTTTACTACTTTACCGTTTTCTATTTGCTCAACGGTTACGACTTCACCATTCTTAATATGGACCCTTTCGAATTCATTCTCAGGAATTGGGTCGCCTTCAAACTTGCTCAGGACGATTACTTCTTCGACCTGTAGTTCTGGGTAATCTTTCATGATATATCAATCCAAACTAATCCTTCATAAGGATTCGACGGTTCTGTTGTGCTAACCACGACGTTTTGCACCATATTAGCGCCTACTACATTAACTACCGCCGCTTCTCTATTCGTAGTGATTGGTGATTGAGTTGGACCAACAACAGAAATCGCTGTTGATGCTCCTTCAACTGCGCTAACAACAGAAACCGGGGTAACAACTTCAACCTTTATAGCCACAGTGTACTTGACTCCTCAGTTGCAATTGTTCCGGTGAGAATCTTTGCTTGCCTATCAGATGAAACATGTCTTAGGAAGATATCATAACCAAATACCAATACCGGCGTACCGCCGGTCATCTTTGAATAAACCGCCCCACCAGGTAAAGTCAATGCTCTAGGAACAGATATAACAATATTTGGGGTATCACCAACACCACTGGATAGCTCTCCTTCTAAGGTGCTATCGGGCTGTGCTCCATCGGCAACAGGGTCAATATCAGAAATGCTTGCGGAGTTAAATGTATAAACTCTTTCCTTGGTTGCTGGTACGACAATATCCATCCTGAGTTGATATCCGGATGATAAGTCAACAACAATCTCAGAACCTGGTGCGCCTTCTTTGTAGATTAGCTCCACAGTAAGGTCTTCACCTTGTCCCCAAATGAAATTAGCGCTCTGTGCCATGGCTCAATTATATCCTTACTTGTTTATAAAAACAAATCAGCTATAGAACGACTCCACCTCGGATGGCTTAGCTACTGCAAACCCACCTTCAACTTCGCATAGGAAATCAACATCGGCATTATTCACCAAAACATATGGGTTGGCACGGGTGAACTTATACCCTCGTATTTCATATGCTGGATTGTTACGAGTCATCTTGATAAGCGAAACATCGCTATCAATTGCATCATGTTTCTTCTGAGCATTCTTGGCCTTTTTTGCTTCATCTGGTAACTGCTCTTCAGTGTCTTCAAATTTAGGTTTTACTGTTTCTGATGAAATCAACTTCTGCTCCTTCTCAACTTCTTCGGGCTCTTCATCTTTCTTTAGAGCCTGTTTTACCATCTCGTCATCCACACCATCATCTCGCAAAGCCTGTAGACGCTGCTCGTTGTTTTTTGTTTCTGACAAGTCAACACCGTAAGTGTCAGCGACCTTAACGATATCGTCTCTCTTCTTTAATTCTTCTAGTGACATTTTTCTCCTTCCTATATGAAATGTCTTTCTTCATTATACCCCCATTTTCAATCATAAAGCAAAGAGGCCCCGGAAACCGGGGCCTCTTATTAAGCTGATATGTTAATCACAGCGCGTATGCGACGTTCTTAACAACAACCGCTGCTTCACCATTCTCGACAGCAGTACCTACGCGAGTAAATACTGTGTACTCAATAGCATCCTTCTTTGGCTTGAATTCGCGATAAACCACAATTTCACGCTTTACACCCCATAGAAGATTCTTAGGGTCAACTAGCCAAACATCACTTCCGTTCTGTGAACCAGATGACGCTGCGTTAGAATCATATGACTCAAATAGAGGAACTTCGACTAGAGGCACACCAAACGGTGCACCATAAGTACCTCCTGCTGCACCTTCGGTGCGAACGCCGGACGCCAGTCCGCGCTCTGCCAAGGTTTCAGGGGTCACGAAGTCAGCAGAAGTCTGCTGGACGTGGAATAGCCAGTCCTGAATTAGGGCGGAGTCAACTAGGAATCGTAGGTTTCTACGAGACTGCATATACTTACGGTCCATTCCCTTAAGTGCCTTGTTGAAAGTTGCACGGCTCAATGGCTGGCCTGCGTTGTCTTGGACAACTGCCCCACCACCATAAGTTCCTGCTGCTCCTATTAGGCGCTTCCTCCATCCGTCGAATGATTTCAAAGCTGGGTCAGAAGATGCGGTATCACCATTAATAGCGATATCCTCAATATCGTTTGCAGCCTGTGCAGACATTAGACGAGCGATGTGGTCCTCAAGTGCCTCACCTTCGATGTTATCCTCAAGAGACTCAGTAGTTAGTTCCCAATCCAAACGCAACTTGACAGTTGTCAAAGAAACCTTTGAGAAGGTGACTTCCTGGTTCTCACCAGTGTCAACACCTTCGGTTGCTTTACGTACTAGACGTCGACCAATGTGAATCTTGTCGATTTCAACCTCGTTAGCGTTCATACGAACTGTTCGCACTTGAGAACCTAGAGTTGTCTCATTAAACATATAGTCAATGAAACGGTTAGACTGCTCATTGTTAAGTAGTCCTCCTCCGTCTGGTGCGGTACCGATATCGCTGGTCTGAATGACCTTTTGTAGCAATTCGTTGCTCATAATATATATTTCACCTCCATCATAATTTCGTTAATTTGTCGTGCATACAGAATTACCTTGACATGGTATCAACTGAGAAAGCGCCGTTCCATACACCGGACTTCTGTACTGGTTCTGGTGATTCTACGTCACCAGACTTCTTAAAGGACTCGCTTGAGTTATACTTTTCCAAACTACCTTCTAGCTCAGTTAGTTTTGCCTTTGCGGTCTCCAAATTTTCTCCGAACTGAGAGAACTTTGTCTCTAGCTCAGTGGTCTTTGTTTTGAATGAAGAGTCTAGCTCATCAATCTTCTTCTCTAGGGCTGAAACTGCGCTTGCATTTTCTGCACGAGCCTTCTCTAGAGTTTCTACGAATGAATCCTTCAACTCATCAATCTTCTTCGCGATTACTTCGGACTCGTCAGGAGTTTCATCAACTGGCTCTACTACGTCGCCTTCAACAGCTTCACCTGTTTGTGCATCTACAGTGGTTGCAGTCTCTTCTACTCCATCTACCGGCTCCGCTGTCTCAGTCTCCTGAGCTTCAGCAGCCTCTTCCTCAGTGCTCTTCTTTACTTCTTTGCTCATGTCTACACCTCCTTCGCCTTCGTTTTCGGCGGCGTTGGGGCCAAGGAACTTGGTAACTACGTCTCTCACCTTCTCCGCTCGGTCAGTGCCACTCTCAAACCAACCAACATTTTTCATTGGAGTTCCACATACAGAGCAAGACACGTTTTCATTGGCGTCCGCCTTGAAAATCGAATCTGATTCACACCAGAAAACATTTTCAACGTTTGTGGTAGCAACCATTCCTTCAACCATGGTCTGGCCATCGGCCGACTTGACAATACTGAATACGTTTGCCAAATGATTTGCTGGATTGTCTACAAGAGAAAGCTCATTCAGTTCATAATCCTTAATAAACCTTACAGAAGCATTTTGTTCCTTAACGAATTCAGTGGAGGAATCTAAAATATCTCCACCAATACTGAACCCAGTCAACGTTTCATCAAGTACCTTTTCCCAAGTGGACTCAGCGCCCTTTGAGACATAAGCGGTAACGAAGATGCCGCGATATAATTTATCTCCATGAAAGAATTCTTCTTCCCGGAAGTCTACAATCTTACCAACTGCAACAGGCTGATGCATTTCACGCAAATTCCCGCGTGCTCTTGCGAATGCCTTCTGCGAAGCCTCGGATAGAACAATGTCTCCTTGAGAGTCTACATTGTCTAGAGTAGCGAAACCAGAAACAAGTCTGTTCACTCGGTCGACCTTCGCAATTGGCATGGATAAACGAACGTGGTTGGCGTCTGTTGTCCAATTAGCCTTTGCAATAGTGTTCATAATGTTATGCTATACCAATTCTTTTCCAAAAGCAAAATTATGTTGTAACTTAGTGCTACGGGGTAGTTCTTCCCTTTTTGAGACTTACGAAATTCAAAAAATGGCTTATTTCCTTGCCCTTTGTGCAAACTTTATGGAGTTGCTCGTCCATCACCCTTACTGTTCCTTCCTTCGCCTGCAGAGTCGGTGGCACCTGCTGAACGCTGAGAATCTCTTTCTCTATTGCCCTGCGCCTTAGCCTCTGCCTTCTGCTGTGGCTTTATTTCAACTACCTTGTCTCCGCCTTTAAGACCTGGAAGACCTCTGTCTGCACGAATTTCATTTGGAGTCCTAATCTGATTCTTAATGTCACGTTCGTCAATCTTGGACTGAGTATCGGCATCGGTTAGGGTCATCTCATTCAGCTTCATTTCAAATGCGTCGGTGAATTCCTTAACTAGTCGATTCATTTTCTTCTCAGCAATTTTTTGCTCAGGAGCACAAACCTGTTCCTTGAATGTCTTATCTGCATCTCTAGCTACCGCCAAATTTACGCCTTCGGCGAGACCAATCTTAGAGATTGGCACACGGTGAACCATAAGAGTGCTGTTTAAGTTTTGCTTATGGTAGTTGTTGAAGGATGAGTCTTGAATACCGGTCTCGATGGGCTCAATCTTCAATTCAACCTTGTTCTCTGATGAGTCACCTGGTAATGGAATATACAGTGACCTGTGATTTTGACCCTTGAGACCTGTCTCAAAGAATTGCATTAATTGTGATTCAGCATGACTACCCATCTTCGCACCTTTAAGAATAATAACGTGACGAGGCACTGCTTTGTTTTCAAAGTAGTCTAAATTGAATCTCGCTGCGAATTCGTTACCAGCGACTGCCTGTTTTGCAGCAATAATATCCGGAACACCATAGAACCCTGAATCAGGATTATATTTTTTCAGATGAATCAATTCGTTTGGATTACCGTCACCACCAAATGGGTCCACAACTGGTGGTTCTTCTTTATAATCTTCTCGTTGCTTACTTCCGTCACCGAAGTTACGAAAGAATACCGCCCTGTTGGAAATAATCTGAACAAAGCCATCTCTACGATGTCTAATTCGGACAGTAGTTGAGGGGCAATGACCAATATATCCAATAGTACCGTCTTTTTTCCTACCTATTTCGATATATCCATTACCGGTTGTTTCATAGTCACGCCATACCTTAACCAGTACCTCAGTGAAGGTATCGTCTTGGTTGAAAGTATCAAAAAGTTCCTCAAGCACAATTCTTTGAGTCGCTAAAGATTTGCGCGTACGCATAGTCCTATCAGCGTCACCTTCTATGGCTTCCAGTCGGCGCTTCATTTTGGAAGTTTCAACGAACTTCCAACCCAATCCGACGATGTTAGCCACTTTTGCATTAACCGCTGCGTAGTGAGCAGATGAAACATTATAAAGCTTTGCTAAATATTCTAGGTTATATGGTGGGACGACTGCTCCGAATGCGTTATACCCTGAAATTTCATCAATTTCAATCTTTTTAGAACGAGTACCGCTCGTGCCGCGATGCACCTTTTTAATTTCATTAGAAATTTTTCTTTTGAACGCTGGAGTTGTTCCATCAATTAACTCCGCCGCCTTCTTGGAAAATGGGTCAGCACCCAGAGTCTCATTGGATGTCTGGGGTGCGCCTAGGTGAAGACGTTCAATTTCTGGTTGGCTATCTTCGACTACCGCCGTAATCTTACGAATTGGCGCGTTTTGTTCGTTGCTCATCTGCAATTGCTCCATAATCTAATGGGTCGGGGACTAATCCCAATTTCTCGCGGGCACGCTGCTGCGCATATTCTTCATCTGAAATCGGTCTACGACCCGACCAGAATACAGCCTCACCCTCAGGAAAACCGTAATGTTTTGCGGCTTCGGCAATTTTGCGAATTGCGGTTACATCACTTTTCATAGCGAAGATATTCATGACATTTCCATCACCGTCGCCTAAGAATTCACCATCGGAACATCTCCATACATAAACTCCGTATGGAACTTCCTCGATTGGCTTAACACTTGTTGTTGTTAACTTCATATTGTTATATTACCACAAAGTATTTCTAATGCTAAATTCTGTCATCAGTATGTATCAAAATAGTGTTCTAGTATCTATTTTTGTCAGAATTCAGCTTCTTGCGTTGTGTTTTGTTCAAATTAAGTCACAAAAGCTCCGCTTCGGCACTCATATTATTATTATTGGAATTTATTATAAATAATTATGCAAATGATTGGGCTAATTTAACCCGCCGATAATATTGCCCAGTCATAGTCGTAAATCTTGGTTGAAGGAGATGGATTGGTAATTTCTATATCATCTGTTTCACTCACTGAGATTTTTGGTACTCCAATTGATGACGTATACAAATCAGCTACTTGCTGAGCACTTAGCTGACTATCAAATATTTCTACCGACCCGACCTGGGCGTCACCAGCAATAGTGATGTCTCCAGTAATAGCAGATGCTTTGACAATGGTATACATTACCCATTCACCAATATTTAACGTACCGCCAGCCTGGCCATTTTTGTATGTAGTTCCCGAAACACTAATGGTCGGTGTTGTGCTAGTCAATTTCTTCATCCAAATATTGATTGTGAATGCATCATCGGGTACACCAGAAGTGTCTTCACTGATTGTAATTGTTCCACCATCCAGTTTGGTACCAAAATTATCTTTTTGTTCAAGTGGATGCGTATCGAACATCGGTGACGCTGGCGCAGTGAATGTTGTTGTTCTGCCATCAATAACAGGAATGTTACCGGTGAGTATGCCTACGATTTGAAGGTTATCGACATAGGATGGGTCATCGGTAACCCCACCTGCAAATGAAATTTTGATATGTAGGTCTTGGTCAAATGGGTCAAAGCCATCAGGGACCAAGTCAATGGATTGTCCTTGTATTGGCGTTTCCCAGGTAGTTCCATCAAGAGAAACTTCTAGCTCGGCTCCCTGAGCGTCCCATGTCAAAGAAATGCCATATATGCTTGATGTGCCAGAATCTAGATTAACTACACTCTGCCACGTACCAGCAACGCTGTCACCTTCGATAAGCTGAGGCACAAGCTGTGAATCAACAACAGTGACTTGGTCTAAGACACCAAGTTTCCAATCACTGTCTGTTGAAAAAACAGTTTTCAAATATACATCAGATTCTTGTAGTGATAATGGAAATCTGTTACCGCCGAATGACGTGGCTACACCAGCAGCCAATGTGGCTCTGCGAGCAGCATTGAAATGAGATTTGACACTTTCTGTATTCAAGGCACTACCGAAAATAGCAACGGCATTGACCGCAACCTTTTGAGATGATACTGAGGTTCCAAGCCATAGCTTTCCATCTGTTGTTACAAATGTGTCCGACTGCTGAATATCAGTGATATCTACTTCACCAACTAACACGCCATCTACAAATAATTGATTTTTGTCAACGGTGTGAACACCAACAATATGTACATTTCTCTTGATACCAATGTCGTAGCTGACTTTTGCTTCGCCAGCACTCATATATTTGGTTGAGAATGAGACGACGGTGTCGTCTATTGTGATTCCATCATAGTTAGAAGCAGAACTAAGTACTTTCTGTACCGAGCCGGTACCAGATTCATCAATAACTCTAACTGATGCTTCTAAAGAAAATGATTGACGTTCATATCCTTGAACATATACCGGCGAATCAAATTTCGCGTCCACAGAGTTACTAAACACAGAAGAAAACACTGCGCCCGCAACTAAAGACGCAGCGGTGGTTGGGGAGCCAGTGTCCATAACACCAGCACGGCTATATCCTGAATAATCTTGGAAAGGTGCAGAATCATCAAGCATCCATAATCCAAGAGGTTTGTCATTCAGAATTGATAGATAATAACTCATATTTGTGATTATACAATGACAAAGGCCCTATAGCAAACAAATGCTATAGGGCCTTGCCAGTAATTGACAACCAATCCTAAGGCATTCGGGAGAGCGAATCACCAAATCTGCACTTATGAACTGGATATTATCCAACGACTCGGGGCTTCTCAGCCTCGGCACAATTTAAGTGTAACACATTGTGTTTTAATTTTCAAATTATGAAATTACTTGGTAACCAAATCGCTCGATGTACCTTGCCGTCATCGGTCCAACAAATCCATCCTGAACCAGTCCACCCTTGGCTTGTACACATTTAACCGCATACTTGAAGAATTCTCCTTTTCGAGTACTCCTCCAAGCTGAGAATGTTGTTTCAGGAATAACCTTCAATCCGGAATAAGCAAATGCCATGAACTGCTCCGCATCGTATTCATAACTGTGGGAAATTGGCTTTCCTGCTGCTGCCATATTCAATGCTGTTGCTGACATAGTAACGTCTTTAGTTGGTGTACCCGGCCGTGCCTTGTTCTTCAAGACATTGTAATACTCCCAGGTCATTAGGCGGTATCCAGATGGACCATCGTCTTCACCGTTACCAGCGAGACCATTATGCCCATTCTTGTATGAAGTTACTTGGTTCTTGGCACCACGACTTAAATCATCATCTCCAATTGCAATGCAATGGATATGCCACGGCCAACTTCCCTGACTTGGATTACGTAGCCATGCCGCAAAGCCGACTCGACGTAGATTCTTCACCGCCGTGTATCGCTGAGAGCTAGATAGGTCTCTAGCTCTTACGTCTAATGCGCCTCCACCATCGTGGGTGCCTGCGGAAGCTGAAACCTTACCACTATAAGAACCCTGTGTAATTGTTAAATTAAATCCGCATAGTCGCTCTGCTTCCAAAAACATGTCTCTGGTACGAACATTAGTGCGCATTCCTTGATAGGTAACTCTTTTCTCTGTCATTATCTTTTCACCTCCATATTTGCATTATAAACAATATGGAGGCAAAAAGCAAAGCCGGGCCTTTGGGCCCGGCTTTATAACTTATTGTTATTTATACATTACCAATTGAAACTAATTCACAATTTGAACTTGTACAACTCAAGCTTTGAACACCTGTTGTAGTGTCTTCATGTTCATATGCTGACAGCATAGACCAGTCGATTACTTTTGGCATATCGGCTGCAAACTGTTTATATGTTGTAATATCACAGTCCTGATAAGGAGCCTGCTTATAGCTATGCTCTGAATATGGTAGGAACGAAATTCCTCCAATGTATTCCCAATTCTCATATACCCAGTTAGCCACCTCAATCCATTCATGCTCACGGACACTAATAGTAATCGAAGGATTATGCTCAGTCCAATGAATCTTATAAGCCTTCCAAAGATTCAAATGCTCAATAGCAGTCAAATCATTACGAGTCAAAGCATCTTTTGGTGCTTTCTGTGGAAAATAAAATACCGTAGTACTATTTGGCTTCGTCACATCTGGCTCATTTGGAATACCGACATCTTTCATAAACTCAGTTAATGGGTCTTTATTATCCGCACGAACTGACCTGATGTAATAGTCATTATGCCAAGGATGCATACCCGAACTGGACGCGGTTAGTTGACTTACGGTACCGCTCGGCTTCACGGTTGTAATTGCTGTAGACAAATTAATGCCCATCTTCTTTGCAAATTTATCATTTGTCTGAACAGCTTCCTCACGCATCATCTGAAGGAATGACTTCAAAGCGTCCAATCCTTCAGAGCCATTCAAAACCTTATGACCCATTTGGCCGGTAAGAGAAACGCCCAATAAGCGCTCTTCCTCACAGTTGTCTCTCCAAATCTTCCTAAGATATTTGAAATCTGTTAAGGATGACTGGATAGTGCCCAAAATGGTAGCAATTTCAACCTTTTTGCATAAGTCTTGCAGTGTGTCGTCTGCCTCAACAACAACCTCTGTCAGATTACATAGTTGCTTGGAGCGAAGTAAAATCTCTGCGCAGTTGTGAACATATATACCATTCGCATCAAAGGCTGATACCTCTGGAACTGCGGCGTCATATACATCCTCAATTCCGTCAGCCTCAACACCTGAAACTGCTGAAAACTCAGAATTCTTATAAAGTTCTCTGACTCCTGAGAGCATAGCCTTCAACTTATCCTGCTTATCGTTGTCGCTAAATCCAATTCTCTCGGCGAACTTCGCGATAGCCTGTCTAGAAATAATCAGTTCGTGTCCAGCCTTGCAATCGTAGAAAGCAAGATTTCGATTTGAATCAGGCAACAGTCTCTTGCCTGCTGGGACGCGGTCAAAGTAAATCTTAGACATTATACCGAGACGAGAAAGCATCTTTTGAACTCCATCAAGGTTATTCTTACTGGTGCTCCATAAGCGCACAGACTGACCTTTGTTTCGACCACCCTGTGCGGAACCATCGGCGTCAAAATATCCTCTTAAAAATCCTTCATAGAACTGGCTGGATGCTTCCTGAATCTGCTTGGTGACCTCTTTGTTTCCCCTGGTGACTCCAAATTTGAGTGCTAGGTCAGTCAACTGTCTACTGGTCGCGCGCCACTTTTTTTCATTACCAACTTGGGTACAAAGGTTAAACTCAGCAGAAATACCTATATTTTCCATGGCTGATACAGCATGAGCCATTATGCTTTCAGAAGACTCCCACACATCAATACAAGCATTTTGTCCAAAGGTTCCGTCTCCCACCAAAAGACCAATAATATACCCCTCAGAATCCGTGCCTGCACCCAACCAAGAGTGTCCTTCATTCTGGGAGAGACGAACTCGGTCGGAGATAGTAATATCTTTCAATTCCTTCCATCCAGATTCAGTTAAAATCTGGTGATTGTCAGTTGCACGAACTGACATTCCATTGTCAAGAGTCATCTTATATACTCGCTTGGTGCCCGTGTAATAGAATCCGGTAGAGTCGTACATCTGACCATCAAGCATAAGGTTGGTTTTGTGTTCTACGATGTCACCAATCTGTCGCGGACCAAAATCGGTCATTACCCATGTGTCAGCCGGTAAGCATGGGTTAAGTCCTGCAATCTTGGACAAGTCCCTTCTAGGAGCCAAATCACTACCGCGCAATCCCTGCATGTTGATGATACCGCGCTCACCTGATTTTGATTCATATAGATTACCCCATTCTTGTAGGAACTCACCAATTGATGGTTTCTTGTAATATACCGCCGAGTTGTTAGATAGGGCCCGCTGTTGATTATTCTCCCACCAAGCACCATTTTTGGCCTTTGCCATTTCGTAGTCATGTAGGTCAGATTGAGAAATCAAGGCTGAGTTGTGTGTTATCAAACCATCAGCGGTAAATTCATGAATATCGTCCACTTCGATATCCCATGTTTGTTGAATGATTCCAAGGTCCACTGACTCTACTTGTACCGGTGCGAATGGGTAGTCGGCGGACACAATATTATTATCCACGGCCCATTGACGAGTGGTATTTCTCGACTTGAAGGAAATTTTCCATTCTGCTGGATATGTGAAGTCACCTGTATTCTTTGTTCTAACAGGAATATCACGTTCAGAATATTCTCCCACTACAGAAAGATACATGTCTGCGCCAGTCCGAGTTGCTACAGAGATTGTCCAAAAATCTTGCGCATTTTCTCCATTGTCTCGTCTGCGCTGAGCGGAAAATGTTTGAATGACAGATGGAATTCCTAGAGAACGTAGCAATCCAGACAGGTCGCTTGCAAACTTCCTATAGATTGTGGTGGCCTGGTCAATCCCACCATCGCTACGTATCCTTCCATCGCTATCCAACACCCCGGCCAAATAGGCTGCGCGCACATCTTTCTGTGCAGACTTGATAAACTCAGGAATCTTGATTGGAACATTCGGATTCTTTATATTTTCGGCAAACCATAGGGCCAGACCAGTAGAATTGACGCGCAGTCTAATTCCCTTACCGCTGTGTGAGTCCTTGGCGACCGTCCCAGACACGCCAAACTTATCAGCGAAAATAGAATTCGCTCGCTCAAGGGTGGCCCACTCATCTTCGTGTCCTGAAATCTCAATACCCTTGATATGAATGTGTCCATCACCATGAACAAGACCAATAAGCCAGGCCGTATCAGTGTCAAGAATTTCTGGAATATCGAATGGCTTGGCATTGAAGTGTCCTGTGTAGGATGGAACCGGTAGGGATTGAATCTCTCCATCATACCCGGCCAAATCCCAAACAAGTCTGTCGCCTGAAACTAGGCTTCCGGCTTCCTTGAATTCGTATGTGTTTACGGAGTTAAAGACCGCAATCCGATGATTTGGAGTCATTTCTGATTGCCCATACTGATGCTTGACGATGATTGTTTGCTGCTTGCCGGAATCAACTTTGGCCGACACACGGGCCTTACGACCACCTGAAATAATCATATCTCCAACGGCAATATCTTTACCAAGCACTACACCACGATGGGTAGAAATCTCTGTGTAATCTCCAAAACATCTTCTCACACCACCAACAACAACAACCTCACCAACCTTACACATGATGTCGTGAGCTTCCAAGGATGTTAATCTTCTTCCGGCCGCATTCTTGAAAATACCAATTGTGAAATCAAACAAATCAATTAATGACTGTGGGCCAGATGCTCTGCCGCCGAATGTCTTCAGCCTTTCACCCGCAGGACGCACATTAGAAATATCGATGACTGGAATTTGTCCAGCATATAGCATAGCAATCAACTCACGGAAACCACGAGCCCAGCCAGCTTTTGAATCGGCAACCACAATTGTACTACCAGTTTGCTCAAAGTGCTCATTTACAGTTGGCAGCTTTGAGACATGTTCCTTTTCTACGCTAAACCCAAGACCTACACCATTCATTAGAATGTATAGTGCCTCATCAAACGCCCTTGCGTCATCGATAGCAATGAATGAACAGTTATACCCAGCTAAATTCTCACGTTGCAACGCTGGTCCGGCCGTCATAAGACAACGCATAGATGGCATAACCTTGTGATTCAAGATTGCATCTGTAGCTTCATCCCAAAAAGTCTTTTCAATGGCACCAGGATATTTGATGTCAGCATGCGTACGCATAAAGCTAATATAGCGGTCAACTGTCTCTGTCCATGTTTCACGACGATTTTCCTCTTCTAGCCACCTGCTATAGCGGGAAACGCTAATAAATGCTCTATAAGGGTCAGAAATATGTCCACCCTCCGTCAAAATAGACAAGAAATTGTCCTCCAATATAATTTTGTGTATTCTACTATTATACCCCGGTTAGTGTCCTAAGACCAGACGTTACCAAATCTTTATTTATCACCTGGACACATACCAAGCACTCTTACTAATCCATGAATTGGAGAGAATCTAATTCTTAAATGAGCTCCACAAATTAGCCACCCACCTAATTTTTGCTGCATAATCTCTTTTCTAATTTACTAAAAGTTTCATGAGTTAACGAGTCCCAGTCATACTCTCTATGAATCTTGGGTGCAGTCTCTTGTGCAAAACTATGACATTCATCATAATTATCTACAATATAACGCAATTTATCAACCAAATCATCGAAATCTGGTTGGAATAATTTACCCGGATGATGCTGTTGCCAAGGTGACTCTACTAGCGTAGAGTCAAGAGCCAGATTAGGGTCCAGAAATCTCTCATATGGAGCCCAAGCGGCGGTACAAATAGTTGGCATTCCAGTCGCCATTGCTTGAATAGGATTCAAACCAAATCCCTCACCCCAAGAAGGGTATACAAAGACATGCCTATCATGATGCAGTTGCACCAATTCTTTAAAAGGTACCTTACCTGAGATTGTTTGAACATTAGAGTGGTGGGCTAGATTGAATCCAGGTGCACCTAGTTTCATTGTAAGCTCTACATCAGCAGAACCATTGAAGGCTGCTCTAAAGGCTTTGAGTGTTTCTGCCATACCCTTGCGATGGGCTTCACCACCAACATGTAAAAATCTTACCTTATCCCCTAATTTACGTGTCTTGGTTTCCCATTCTGGGTCTACACCATGCTCATAAACATGGATGGGAACATTGACTTCGTTATACTCTTTATACCATTTAGCAATTATAGGAGAAGGAGTCCAAACTTCGTGTGCATTATTCATGATACCCGGCCAGTCCGGCATCATAAGTGTAGATTCCCAGGGATGGTACATGATTCTATATTGCTCACCAAACCAGCGAGCATGTTGTGGTTGATTAAATACTAATCCTACATCAGAACTACCATCGTTTTCTGTTACTTCGTAATTTAAAGATTTCAAACTATGAAGCATACGCTCTGTAGCATAACCATAACCATCATTGTTTCTTATTTTACTTGCTGTAATTATAGTATTTAGTGATATTCTCATATACCTTTTTATTCTCTATTCTTCTAATTTCTATTGTGAGCGAAGCGAGCAATTTATATACCCCCTTCTCCTTCTAACAAACGATTGTACAAGTTGGTGCTTTTCTAATGCAAAGCGGAGGCTGCCTCCGCTTTGAATGTAGTCGCTCGACTACATTCCGGAATGTCAGCGTACGACTACATGCTTGACACAAGATGGCCAAAGTGCTACTATGAATAGATGAGCGAAGACAAGGCAAAAAAGCCCACCGAATGGTGGCAATTAGGTATTCCAGGACCCCAAGGTGCACGAAAGAAGAAGTTGAAAGAAGAAGAAACAGAATCGAGAGAATATGGACGAGAGAAAAAGGTCCGTATCGGTAAACAAAGACAATGGTCTTGGTTCTAATACTCGCCCCTATAGCATCTTGGTATATGCGTACGCCTCCTTGGTGATAACGGCAGCATAAGTGTTTGGTAAATACTTGGAGCGAGTTCGACTCTCGCAGGGGGCTCGTCCATGAAAGAGAGCGAATAATGACTGACGAAGAGAAGAAAGACTATTGCAAAAGTCTTGCCGAAGAACTTGACAATTGGTTGCTTGAAGTGAGGCATTATCCAGAAGAAACTGCATTGATTAATAAAACCATTTATATGCTTAATCGCTATGCAGTGGATTTGAATCACTGATGTCAGTTAGTCTAAAAATTCAGCCTGCAGGCCACCCCAAGATTATAGAGAAAAGAAAGTCACAGACATCTATAGGTATATATATGGAATATTGTGAAAAATGCATTACGTCCTGTATTAATGGAGATGCATACGGTTATTGCGACAGTGATTATTGTGATGGGTTTTGTGTACACCTCGGCGCTTGCGAATGTGAATGTCATGAAGGAGAATAATGCGAAGAACAATAATTAGGTGTGACAACTGCGATACGATTATTTCAGATACCGCCATTGCTGGTGGTACTGGAACATTAACAAATGAAGAATCTCAAGAATGGGGTTTGTACCACGACGGTAAAGATAGTGTCGATGTCGCTTTCTGTGGAAAAATGTGTATTAAGGAATGGGTTAGTGAAAATCTATGATTTGGAATAAACACATTCATACACGTATTGAACGATTGGGTGCAAGGTACAAATGGAAGGTGTTTAATCTGTACCGCGCCTTTCCAATCTTGTCCATATTCAATGTTTGAGATTGAACAAACTAAGACATATAAAGGGATGGAAAAACTACTATTATCATGAACACAATGATAATGAAGATGCAAGATTTAATAAACATGGGCCACAAAGTCTTGTGGCCAGCGATTATTGCAAATAAACAATATTATTATATGCGTGACCACGAAGGAAGCGTATATTGGGTAAAACAATTGCCTGATGGAAGCGTGGAGTTGCTAGACTAATGGACTTTCAAACATTTCATAAATATAATCGATTAGTACGAGAAGGCAAAGCCCAGCCATTACGATGTGACGTTTGTAAAAACGAAGTCGTAACCAGGCTGGGTGAGCTTGATTCTGTAGTTCTCTGGTGTTATAGTTGTAATTCATATACTCTACCTGGCCTTAACACCTGCGATAAAGTACGTGCACTAGTGGAGGAATATTTCGTTGAAACAGATTACTGAAGAATATATTGATGACCTATTAGACGCTTGGCATAACGACCTAACTCCAGGATTCACTATTGAAGAACTTGTTTTCATAGCCACCGGCTGGGATACAGAACAATATGAAAATTGGGAAAGAACAGGACACATACCAAATGAATAATACAGCTTGGGGACCAAATAAGACATGGCGTTGGGGTAAGAACAATCGCTTTGAATTAAGTTACTATGATAAAACTCGTAGGAAATTTAATCGATGGGATTTTAATATCTCTGGTACCGGCGCATGCGCTAACAATCCACTGACTGCAATATGGATGGCCTGGTGGCATAAGAAAAGAATGGATAAAGAGCGAGATGTCTGGCATTCTCGTCCCGGACTAACGTCAGAAGAACTAGATAAGGCAACTAGAGAACTAAATGACAATTGAACTAGTATCAGAAATAAAAACAGAATTAATCAAGACCAACGCATCTGATGAAGATGTAGCACGAGCAGCCTGGGTATCTAACTATGGTGAAGATGCTAGAGAAAAAGATGCTGAACGCATTCAGGGATTGATTAATTTTCTGTATCGTAATTCTCATATGTCTCCATTTGAACATGGTTCATTTACCTTCTGGGTTGATTGTCCTATCTTTGTTGCTAGAGAATTTATGAGACATAGAACATTCTCCTATAATGAAGTAAGTGGTAGATATAAGGAATTAGAACCTAGATTCTATCTACCGCCGAATTCCAGACCACTGGTTCAAACAGGTAAAGTCGGGGAGTATACCTTTGAGACCGGAGATGAGTCTCAATTCGCGGTGATGAAAAATAACACTAGGTTTTCATATGAAAAATCTTGGAAAGCATATCAGTCGATGTTGACTGCTGGAATTGCCAAAGAGGTTGCAAGAAATGTGTTACCAGTTGGAATTTATACACAATTCTATGCAACTGCCAATCCACGTAACATAATGCAGTTTCTTATACTCCGTAATGATGAGCATGCTCTTGAAGAAATCCGAATTGTCGCACAGCAAATCGAGGCGGTATTCAAAGAGATAATGCCTAAGACCTATTTGGCATTTAATAAAATTAGAGAGGAAAAACAAAATGACTGAATTAACTAACGATGAAAAAGAATTCTTGCTTGGTATTGTAGACAGGTCGGATTCTGATTATGATGATGGAATAGACGGGTATCCAAATTATAGTATTAATGAGGACGGGCTACTAACAATTACTTTTTACGACCCGGACCGTCCGGACCGTCCCGGTACATATACAGGTCATTGGAAATTAGAATTCATCGATGGAGGTTTTGAAGAGGAAACAGATGGCTGAATTAACAGACCCAACAGAAGACAACGACCCGCTATCAGATAAGAATGTGCATACTGTGAATGCAATCACGCTAATGCGTATTTACGACGTATTATCTGCATTGCTTACATCAGTCGCCCCCGATGAAGCAGAAGCATTGCTTGAGGCTCATGCCGACGGGAAGCTTATCGGACCTATGCCCTATTTAAATATGTAATTGCAAACAGTAAAAACGATTACATATTGTGACCTTGACCTGAAGAACCATCCGTGTTAGGGTGGATAGATGATTCAAGGTAGACATCGTCGTTGGCTGAATCAGGCACCTAAGCCTCAGGCCCCGCAGGGTCCGGGTCAACACAATACCAATAGCATCACAAATAAGAAGAACGCAAAACATTTACGTAGGAGGTCGCCAGCCAAGCCATTGTTAATTACAATGTTTACGCTGGCACTCTTACCAACTATAGCATTAAGCGTATCTGACGCTAATGACAAAGTATCTCTTGACGCTGCTGCCGCAGCTACTCAAATTACATACCGCCAAATAAAGGCAAGCAGAAGTGGCACCCGGCCGGTATCTAAAGATACTTCTAAAGATTTTCCTACTAAGAAGACCAAACCAGCTTCCCTACCAACCACGCCGGTCAAGAAACGTGCAAAGCCTACTGAGACTGTGAGTAAGACTAAGAAGGTAGTCACAAAGAAGCTCGAAATCAAGAAGCCGGTGGAAAAAAAGAAAACAGTAAAGAAGACGGCGATTATTGCTGTAGCTGGTCTGGATTTCAGTCCATGTGCTGAATCACGCAGTATTGAATCAGGTGTAGGATTGAACGCACGTAATCTTTACCGCGCGGTTTGTCACGCCTTTCCAAAAGCAGGCCCATTCGGCGGGTATAGAAATGATTCCGACTCATACCATGGCAAGGGTAGAGCAATTGATATTATGGTTCCATCTCACTCAGTAGGAGAACAAGTACGTGACTGGGTGATGTCTAACCGTAAAGGATTGAAAGCAATGGAAATAATCTGGGAACAGCACATTTGGACACTTACGCGCCCACTATGGAGAATTATGTCAGACAGAGGCGGAGCCACTGCAAATCATTATGACCATGTCCATGTGAGTTTACTATAGAGAGGATTCTTCATGATTAAGAAGATTTTAACTGCTATTATTTGCACCAGTGTTGTCCTTGTAACCATGGGCGCAGCCGATGGCTGCGAGGCTGAACAGAAGCCAACCAAGATTAAGACCAAGAAAACAAGTCCTAAGCTTCAGTTGATGTCTTCTGGTAAGACGCATAAAGTAACTGAATCACGTGAGGGCACTTGGACAGCACCCAAGAGCAATAAGAATTGCACATGGATTATTATCCCTAAAGAAGGCAAGGCCAAGAAAGGAAAGTACAAACGCTTCGGAGGAAACACAGTAACTTTGAGCTACCCGGCACACAGTTATTTTTCTAGTGTCGGTTGTGGAATTTGGACCAAGCGATGATTATTAGAAACAGAGTGTTAGTCGAATGGTTCGAAGACTCCACAACGAGTTCGGCCTATAACATTGAAGAAGTAAAGAATTATCTCCGAGATGAGTTTGGTTTCTATGACAGGTTTACTATTATTGAATACTCAGAACAGAATCCGCCGGTAGATGAATATGACCCAGAAGAATCAATAAACATCATATAAGAAAACAATGCCTTATTGGCAATTGCTCACAGTAATCAAATAACTTCGCTATGTTACGTAATTACTACAAAACAAAACTTATATAAATTTTTATGGTTGATGATACGCACTCAAACTAAATAAATCCAATTACTTTTAGTGCGCCCATAACTACACAAAGTATCCAATAAATAAATAAAAACATGCCCCGGGCTCTTTTGCCCGGGGCATTGCTTTGTGTTAGTAGTTCAGAGCGGCCCTGGCGTAGTCAACAGCCGTCACAGCCTGCCTCAGTGTCGCGTTGTGCAACGCACGAAACACTTTGATGGCCTGCAAACGCTCACCATGCAGCAAGAGGATACGTACTGCCCTGTCATTGACAGCAAGGGTGTTGAGTTTGTCCTCACTCAGGTCACTGCCATAGGCACGAGGGTACATAATAACTCCTTAGTAGGTAATATATACCTTATCACATGTACTAGTTGCATACCAGCGTTACTCATGGGTAACATATACTCAATTGACAACGTAAGACAATGGACACCCTTGATAGTGACAATGAGTGACTACTCATTTGATGTAACCCCGAGGATTTTGCTTACTTGGTTACTATGTGTATACATATTAGCCTATGACAACGTAAGACAATGCATCCGAAATGTAGTCATATGTGGGCTACTACCTACTCTATGTAACAATACAACTACCGTCTGTTTGGGCGGTAGGTATATCAATACCTAGTGAAACACTATACCTACATAGGTAGTACAACTATCCATATGGTACGTATTGCTGCAGGTGGTGCATATTCCCTAATAAATGGCCAAATAACACCATATTTGGTGCATATTCCCTACAAATACCACTATATATGGTGTTTTATGCCTATAACAAGCGTTATAAGGTATGCTGTCTATTATTCATACACCGTATGATAAATGCATTGGTAAAATAGCACGACCGTTCTATATAAGTATTTTAGCATTAGCTATACATTAGCTATATACATAGACATCATTATTCATTCTTTATACCTACCGCCTCGCCCTTGTCATTGATACCTAAAGGATAGACTATTACTGCATTGGTAGTCATACATAGTTGATTATTACCTATTGTAGATTGGTCTACCGCCGATTTGGCCTTGAGTGCTACCTCCCTAGCGGGACCAGCGAATTGGTCTGGCACTTTAGATGCGATGTCTAAAAGGGTGATTACTTCCTCAGCAGTGAATAGCGTCATTATATACCGGCTTTTCTAGTCTGTTTCTTGAACCATGAAATAGGTAACTTCAGAAGACCGAATAAAATAAATGGCATGGTCAATCGTCAAATTGAACGTCGTAGCATCTGAAGTTGCCTTCTTGGCTACTTCCATCATTTCGGATTTGAACTTTGAGTAGCTTACCCCCGATTCCTCGATGTCCTCACGGGCGATACTATTCTCAAATAACGTACCGTTTTTCAGGCCGACCTTAACGTGTAGCTTCATATCTCCTCCTAAGTTACTGGCTAGTATGGCCTTCTAAGCCTTTGAAATAGTCGGGGTAGGCTCACACCCCACCCCGACCTAAAAATGGCTCACGCATTAACCTCGTAGTAGTCATCAGCGAGTCCGCCCAAGCCGTCAGCCTCAGATTCGTCAGTGGTCAGACCTTGGGAGTCCAACCAGTCATTAAAGCCGGTGTGGTAGGCAGTCTCGTCCATTTCCTTGAGAACCTGACTGGCGTCCCATGACAACTGACTATCAAAGCGAACAACTCCGTAGAGTTCATCCAGCATATCGTCATACCGAATATATGCGTCGTTCTCATCGATGTATTCCATTACATACCGCCTTTGTTGTTAGTGGAGACTGCCCAGCCGAGATTCTAAAATTACTTTGAGTCAGTCTTCTGTCACGGTCTGGTCAAGTTGTCGGTCACCAGCATAACGCTTTTGCTTTTCAAGAAAGCTCACCATTTGCTCACGGTAGGTGAAACGCACACAGCCCTTGACAGGATTATCACTGTCAGCGTCCCACACATAATCCACTCGAAATGGCTGACGCTGTCCACGCTTAGGCATTTCAACTCGCCTCCTCCGCGACTGTCGCCCGGTATTGGTTCATCCTCGCAATACAAACACTACCAGCTGGGCTCTTAGTGTGTCAAGAGCCCAGCTGGTGTTTTCTCAAACCACTTCTAGTGAGTAACCGATTACAGCAGAGAGTGAAATTCGCTCGTACCGGCCGTTCAGGCCGGAGGCCATATGGTTGGGTGTCCGAGCCTTTTATCGCCTCAGAATGGCATACAGCGCTTGAGCGTACATCGGCCGGTATGTCAAGAGGCTAACCTAATTCGTATCCAGCATCAGTTAAAGCAGAGTGCACGGCATCACACACCGTATCCGCAATGTCGTACTTGGCTTCGTTCCATGCCTTGACGATTCTGTCAATGGCTTCTTGATTTACTGCATTCTGTACGTCACTCTCAGTAATCATTATTCCTCCAACCCTACAGTATTTCACAATTTTTCAGGTAGTACAAGACCCCAGACACAATTACTTTGTGCTATTACAGTCACACTCAAAGTGATGAGGACATTCGTACTGACCTTCGTACCCTTGCTGCGCGGCCTCATGCTTGCGAAGTTCATCAAAAGCCTTATGCTGACGCGCTAGCTTCACTGAGCAGAATTCAACGAAACCGTTGTCGTCCATATCTACCCATTCGTGAATGTGCATGTGCTCTTCACATACCTCGCAATGGCGACCATCGACATCTAGACCACGCAAGTCCTTGGCGTAAATTCTCTCTGTCATGCTATCTCCTAGTAGTAATAGTCGGTCATTATTGCTTGGTAGTCGATTAGATGACCCTTGCATAGACTATCACAGACGGCATCTTTGGTACATCGTTCGTCAGCGGGCATGTATATGCTTCCCCAGATGCACAAAGGCTTTTCTCTCAATACCCGGCTGTCCTCTAGCTCATTCTGAATCCGCCGGTACTCAGAATACACCTTAGCAGTTTTTCCCTGTCCATACATTGTCATAGCCTCCGAATACGCTTGATGTGACACTTGTCAGTGTCGTGTTGCCAGAGAAATGCTTGGCTTGAATGTCCATTATTCATCTACTCCAATATTAGCCAAGAACTCAGGAAGATGTTCCCGAACTAGCTTCGGGTCAAAGCCAAGCTGTGGATAGAACTTTCCCAGCATGTCGCTGATGTCGTACTCCATTAAATCTAATTCGGAGTCATTCATTTCATCATTCCCTAAACGTAAAGTAGTAGTACAGAATGCCGTTGATTCGTCGTCGGCCGGTGAGGATATATTGGTCTGGATTTGATTCACATACATTAATGTCATATTCAACATGTACCGGCGTCGGTCCTAGAAAATCAATAACCATTGCCTTTACCGGCTCATTGTCCTCGTATACCGGCTTGCTACGCGGCAAGCGCGGCGGAGGTGCGTTTACCGGTGCGGTAACCAGCCTCGTTGACCTTGAGCCTGTCGCGCCAAACAAGCCAAGTGATGGCCTGTAGTTGACTAGGCGTGATACCAATGAGGCTCGATGCCTGCCTGTAGATGTTCGCAAAAACATCGTAACCTCCCTTGCGTGCAAGCATTGGGCGCGGACGGTTGCCGAATACCTCAGATACTGCAATATCGTGCGCATGTCGGTCAACCGTAATGACATCATCTCCCTGTCCAATGATGTTCAGATAAAAACTGCGGACCTTATCTCCGCCCAGTACATTTAGTGGCTGCTCGCCTGCAAGCATGCGATTGACCTTAGAGACATTTGCTTTGAAGGTACCACCAGTCAGCCTGCCATCGGCGTATGCCTGTGTCGCTAGCGCTTGATTGCGCGGCCATGATGTGTTGGGTGACAGTGCAGCAATGATGCCAGCGGCTCTGTGGACGTTTGACGGCTCTAGAGTCTGCGCTAGTGTCCTAGCTCGGTCATACCACCCCAAGCCATTAGAGATGTGCTCAACGCTTGCGCGGCAAAGCACAGCTAGTACGTTGGCAACGCTGGGCTCATTGATGTTTGACATCATCACATCTCCAAATCAATAGGCCAATAGCGACCGTTCCACAGTCGTACATTGTTGTAGCCCAAATCGGTAATACCATTATCCCAAAGCTCTTGCCAGACATCGGCCGGTAGAACATTAGTGCATTTGCATTTGCGTTCACAAAAACACTCACCAATCTCAATACCGCCGATGTGCTGCATTGCAATAACCGAAATGCCACCAATGTCATAAATGCTGGTTTTGGGAATCCCGATACGGTCAGACCAGTCGAGGGTAATCAATTCTTGATACCGGCACCACTCGCGCCGGTTAATTCGATTCTCTCGGCCTGAGAGATTTTCAACCTTGTAGACAACATCGCCTCCAGACCAAAAGACAGTCCGTGCACTGCCCAGTGTAGAAAGCAATTCAAGCTCATCATTGAATGCCATCTCAGCGTAAACCCTGTTGCCGACCATCAGTGACTCCTAATTAAATGCGGATAACGCAAACGGGGCAGGCGGACATGAATCCTTTAAAGGCTTGCCGACGACTGACCGCCTACCTGCCCCCAGTCGGGGTGATTACCCGCGTAACCGATTGGCTTCAGACTCAATCATAACATACTACTAGAGATGCAACAAGCCGGTGGATAATTAAATCCACCGGCTTGTTGAGATATTCAGGACTTGGAAGCAAACGCGGCAGCAGCAGCCTCGACCGCCTTGGTGGACAGTCGCCCACGCTTGCCAGCGTCAGTACCGGCCAGGGTGCGTGCCTCGGACGCGGGCACCTTGACAAGCTTCGTGTGCGACTTGCCCGTGGCGGTCACGCCCTTGACCTTGAGCGTCACACTCGCCGTGTCGCGCACCTTCGCCGAAGCATCGTATGCC